AATGCTCCTTCACCTTCACCTATGAATAATAAAAATGGTACTGCTTCACCTAAGAATGTGAATGTGAAGGTGAATGCAAAGGCTAATAATTCTCAATATCCTGTAACTTCTGGAAGTGCACCTGCGAATGCTTCTGCTTCTGCTTCTGCAAATGCCCCTGTGAACATCGAAAATGCTCATCTGCCTCTCATCAGACAGCAACAAAGACAATCCGGTGGAAAGAAGCGCACGGCTACCAAGAAACGTAAAGCCACGAAGAAGTCGCGTAAATCTTGCCGTCGTTAGACAAAACCTAAGCCCTCATTAGAAATGGCTCCTAAACGTTCTGCTACTCGCAAGGCTCAGAAGAAGTCCAAGAAGGGTACTCGTAAGCTGTCCCCCGCCCTGAAGGCGTGGAATGAGAAGGTGATGAAGGTATTCCGCGAGAAGCGCAAGACGAACCCCAACTTCAAGCTTATGGATGCCATGCGTGAGGCCAAGAAGATGAAGTAAAGTAAAGTAAAGTAAAATAAAAATAGAAAAATAAAAAACAAAAGAAGTTTTACGTTAATAAAACCTCTTTTTCCGAAGTATACGTGAAATCCCTTCGCACATTCTGGGTAAAGATAGAATATAAAGAATGCTCTAAGAACCAACACTCTTCTACGAAAATACCTCGCCCGAACTTGCACGATTCATACAAATACATATAATATTCTCGCGGCTTCTTCCGAATGACATCACGCTGAACGGATATCCAATCTCCCCGAACCCAGAATTCCACCAAGTACTTATAAGGAATTCCCACAACCCTGTCACGAAACTCCCGCAAAGTCCGATTCCTTACAGCATGCGTGGCAGAATCTGTCAAACGACCACGAAACCGACTCTTCGGAACATCGTAAGCATCCGTCAACACCCCTTTTACACCCTTCTTGGAAACCATGTCATTATCTCTACGAAGAAATGTAGATTCTGACGTAGTATCCACACTTGTAAAATCAAAGTACCATTCTAAGGGATATAGAGGCTGGTCAGGTCGGTCGGCAATACCTCCTTGGCAAAACATAGTGACTTCAGCAAGAGAATCATAGCGACTGATAATATGACGTAGCAATGTTTCCAGTCCGGCGCCAAAGTTTGGTACAGACTTGACTTCTGCATTCCCGAAGTGAAAGTCAGGAGAACCCTTATTATAAATCGTTGCCAAGTGCTCAAGGCCTGAAAGCCATGCCAAGTCTTCTTGAAAGCGCGTAACTACGAATTCCGCTTCAGACTTGGTTTTACTAGCGAATACGCCAGAGTTCTGCAAGATTTTTGAAAGGTCGCTCGTAGGTTCAAGAGTCATTTATAGTGTGTTGGAAGATTCTCTTAGGCTCTTACCTACGCGACATACCCTCCGCGCACATGTTGCAGAATATCCTCCTTTGCAGCATAGACATCCGCCCCAGACTTTGTAGGAATCCAAGAAGGAGATAAACTATGCCAGAAAGGATGAAATAAGACTGCACCATGACCCTTTAACATCCCCGCCACGTAACTGAAGGAAGAACGACTTGCCAGTAAGATATCTGCCCGAGTTAAGTCTATAAGAGTTTGCACAGGACACTCATTAATGTGATAAATCATTGACTTGAATTCAGCAAAATCTTCCAAGTGATTATCCTCCGGCTTGACAACCACAGAATTCTTAATACGATTACATATTCCATGATGTCCCGGTGTAATTGTCACAGCTTTTGTCATTTGTTCAGTGTAAAAATGGAATTCGTATTTCATTCCGGCTTCCGTCAAAACAGAGTCCAAAGCTCTCATACATTCAACGTAATAAGAATTCGGTAACATGCGTGTAGAATCGACAACGAATAGTTCACCTCTGCGAACATGAATGGCGACTTTAACTATATATTTTGTATCATCACTATGTTGTTTGAAGGGAAAATTCCAGGGAAGGTGAATAGCGTCCAAGATTCTTTCAGGGTGCGCATCAATATACGTTCCTGCATGTTGAATCAGTAAGAGTACATTCTTTTCAGAATTATAGAATCTGAATATAATTTCCTCTGAGATATCGTACACTTTGGCCATTTCGTCAATCTTTGTAAAAGGGGTGGATGGAAGGTCGATGAGAGCATTATATTTGGCAATTTGCTCAGGGTCATCCTTGTTTTTTTCCATACAGGTTGAACCTTGGTACGAAAGGCTTTGAATACCTTGATGAATGTATCCAATGCCATAGTGACGGGCAATAAGAAAGATACTTAAGATTCTTTGTATCTGTCCACCTGCTCCATCAGGAAGAGCGGCATTATCATATGCCAAATATAACATCTCTGAGGTGTAGTTATTCCTAGATTTAGACCTTTGACAAAATTTTACGAGGATAGTCGTGTCCATTGGAATGGGCAATGATTTCACGATTATAGAATTTCGTGGAACCTCTGCCCTTACCTGAATTGATTATAAAATAGGTTCCTCCATGCTGTACTTCGCGGAATAAATAAATCCCATTGACGGCCTTGAAGGGAGTCATAGGATGTTTTTCAGAAATAATTTTATAGAGAGATTTTACATTGGCTCCATAGTCTTCAGGATTTGGTTGCTTTTCTATAGCTTTTGCAAGGTCTAAGAATAAGGGATTCTGGGGGCGTGTTCCAATAAATCCATTGCATACTTGGAAAGTATTCTTGCGAGAATTTGTATGGGCACTTAGACAAAAAAAGGTGGGTGAGTTATTGGAATATTCAAAGATTGTATAAAGAGGGAGTAAGGGCAAGATATCAATATCTATATAGTAACCACCATATTTATAGAGATATAGATAACGCACGAGGTCTGACTTATGCTGCGGTTTTTGTATGTTTCTATACAAACCATAGTATTCTGGAAAGAATTCACGTAAGAATGACTCGCAACCTTCATCTGTGAGAAGGGTATATTCATATTCTGTATTATAAGTTTTAAGAATGGTTTCTTTGATTTCTTCGAGAGGTAACTCACGAATGTATTCAGCACCAATAGCAATTTGTAGAATTCGTTTAGGGACTACATCCATACGCACATGTTTCATATATAAATAAGCTTCCTTATTGTTTGGCGTATCAGGAGGCGCATTCATATCATAACGAATGCTCTTCCAAAGCGGAAAGGTTTTGCGGATGTACTGAAATAATTGCGTTTCTGTGCAAAAGGTTGGTTTTGTGTGAGCTAGGCAGCAGTCGAACTCGGCAAACTCGCGGGTGAATTCTGGGGTCCATTCGAAACTCTTCCAGTTTTCAGCAGTTGAGCCGAATAAGAAATACTGTTTCATGATACTTGGCGAACCCATGAAGAAATGATCCATATAGAAATAAAGGGTTTTATGGGCGTCCTTCTCTTGCATAATGAGTAGTATAGGGCGCAGTAGCCTTTTTGTTGTATCAAATAATCTATCTAGCACTATAAAATCATAGGTCTTATTTATAGATACACTTTCGAATCGTTTCCATAAAATATACCTACGATATTCTAAAGCCCCAATAATTCCTCCTGAATATTGTGTATTAGCACTTATATTTTGAATATGTTTTTTTATTTCGTTTTCAGAAGCATAACAATCTTGGAAATCTTCCCAATATTCGAACATTTGTATACGAAATCCTCGGTCTGTTATAATCTTTTTCAAACGACTTTCTAGTTCGGTAGAATAATTTCCTGATTCTAATTTATCTGTTAATATATATATGTCAAAGGTGCAGGAGAGGGGAGAGAACATGAATTTCAACTGTTCAAGATTATTTTCAATGATTTCTTCTGCCGAGCGAAATTGTCCAAATACTAATACGGCAATATTCATACTGTCGTCTTAGTAATATCTTTGTTTAGACCATAGTTCTATATTCTATATCATTCCGACTTCATCGGCTAGACTAAGAATTAGAATTTATTCTTACAGGTAGAATGTCTAGTCGATATACGCTAGACACTTATATTTTACGAATACGCGAAGTTATTGCAATTGATTCAGCAAATGCAAGCTTTATTCAGCAAGGATATCTTCCGAGTATTGGAGAATATGGGCAATTTGTATGGTATAACCCGCTAGATTTTTTCAGTACTATTTATATTTCCTCGGTGAGTTCTTCTGTATTTGATATCCTCGATACTGTACAGGCTGGAGTAAGTACTATTGCGAAGATTGCTACGCGAGATACTGACCCTATTGTTGTAAGTACTGTTGCAGGACTTGGAAATTCTGGATATTTAAGCAGCGCAGAATATTTTGAGAATCAGATAAAAAATTTGTCTGGAGAATACGGGTTCATCAGTTCTACGACACTTTATGATATTATAACCCATTTGGGTAATTTAGACTGGATTACTGCGAATGCAGGACCTATGGGAAATCTAGGAAGTAACTTGGTAGGAGGATATGTGAGTACAACATCCCTAGTTTCTTCAATAGGAGGACTTACCGCAATTATAAATAACATTACATCACAAGCTCTAAACTTTGGTGCAGGTGTTAGTACTACTTTTGTAATAGCAAGTACTATTCAATCTGGAGTAATCAGTTCAGTTACTCTTGCCACTTCTTCTATAACGTCATTTACTGCGAATATTAATTCTCTGAATGCATCTTCTATTTCAACGTATTCTATGGCCACGAATAACTTAACAGTCGAAGGATCATTATATACAAATACATTATACTTACCGAATGATATAAATGGGGCGTATACTCCTATAACCATTTATCATGGCAATACACTTAGTGTGAATGGATCGATTTTAGTGACCGTCAATCAAAGTGTATCTTCTTTAGTATCTACAACGGCTGGTCTAGGAAGTGTAGGATATTTGAGCAGTGGAACGATTGTTTTCACATCGAACTTGACATCGACAGTAACCGGCCTAGGATCCTCGGGATACTTGAGCAGTATTGGAAATGAAGTATTATCAAATCTGACATCTTCTCTTACTGGCATGGGTTCGTTGTCATATATCAGTACCTACAGTCTACAGTCAACAGTAGCAGGCCTTGGCTCTGTAAACTATGTATCGACAACTTATCTACAAACCTCTTTAACATCTACCACGGCAGGCCTCGGCTCTATAAACTACATGAGTACGGCTTCTCTCATCTCGACAGTTGGAGGGCTTTATAATTCAGGATACGTTCTTGCATCTACCTTTAATTCTACAGTTGTTGGCCTTGGTAGTCTAGGATACTATAGTTCTTTGACTACAATTACCAGTAACTTAACATCAACTGTGGTTGGCATTGGTTCGGCTGGGTATATCAGCACTACAGGCCTACAGTCAACAGTAGTAGGCCTTGGCTCTCTGAACTACATATCTACACCCCTTTTACAAGGCACTTTGACATCTACCACAGCAGGTCTCGGTTCTATAAACTACATGAGTACAGCTTCACTAACATCGACAGTTGGAGGTCTTTATAATGCAGGATATACACTCGGCTCTACGCTTACTTCTACAATTGTTGGAATTGGTTCTCTCGGTTATCTAAGCTCAGTGGGTGATGTTACTACGAACGTATATTCTACAGTACTTGGCCTTGGATCTTCAGGATATGTTAGTACATTAAGTTTACAGTCAAGTATAGTGGGAATATCAAATATATACATTACCCCTTCAATAATGAATAGTACGATTGTTTCGACTGTTGCTGGACTAGGTTCGGCATCATATATGAGCACACTGTCGCTAGTATCTAGTATACAAGGTCTAGGTTCTGCACTCTATATAAGTTCTTCCGTTTTACAGTCTACAGTAGTAGGCTTGGGTAGTCTGTCGTATTTTAGTTCTTTGAACACCGTCAACCCTCTCCTCGCATCAACCGTCGCTGGCATTGGCTCTGTTGGATACTTTAGTACATCTGTTTTAGTTTCTACAGTAGCAGGCCTTGGTTCACTCAACTACGTATCATCAATTTACTTACAATTCACTTTAACATCTACTTCAATAGGTCTAGGCTCGTTAAGGTATATCAGCACCACCTCTTTAACATCAACTATTGTAGGACTTTCAAACATAGGATATGTAATTAATACAGGTTTTGATGCAAGTATTGTTTCTACAGTAGCTGGATTAGGAAGTTTATCTTATTTCAGTTCTTTGATGACGGTCAACCCCCTTTTAACATCCACCGTGACTGGGCTTGGCTCTATTGGATATTTCAGTACATCCGCTTTACAATCGAGTGTAGCAGGCCTTGGCTCATTAAATTATATTTCCACACCCCTTCTCAATACAACTATAAATTCCACTGTTACTGGACTAGGTTCGGCAATATATATGAGCACAGCATCATTAGTATCTAGTATACAAGGCCTTGGCTCAGCACTCTATATAAGTTCTTCTATCCTGCAGTCTACCGTAATAGGTTTGGGTAGTCTGTTGTATTTTAGTTCTTTGAACACAGTCACCCCCCTTTTAACATCAACCGTAGCCGGCATTGGTTCTTCTCAATACTTGAGCACATCTGGTTTACTTTCTACAGTCGCAGGACTTGGGTCATTAAACTACATTTCTTCAGTATTTTTTCAGACAAGTTTAATTTCTACTACTATTGGTCTAGGTTCGTTAACGTACATGAGTACAAATTCACTTATATCTACTGTACAAGGACTCGGGTCTGCTCTCTATATGAGCACTATCTCTTTAACATCTACCATTGGGGGTCTTGGGTCTGCTAGATATATTAGTAGCCAGAGTTTACAATCGACAGTAATTGGCTTAGGTTCTATAAGCTACTTGAGTTCGTTTGACCCCTATTTAATATCAACGACAGCAGGGCTTGGTTCTGTGTCTTATATAAGTTCTTTACATTTATTATCTTCTATCACAGGCCTTGGGTCTTCAGGTTACGTGAGTACCTTCAGTTTAACATCAACTCTTATTGGATTAGGAAGTGTAGGTTATTTTAGTTCGTTTTCAACAGTCTTAGTATCAAGTGTTCAAGGCCTTGCTTCTCTTGGATATGTAAGTTCTTTTAGCTTAACTTCTTCAATACAGGGATTGGGTTCTGCGAACTATGTCTCTGCAAGCTATTTACAAGCGAGCTTTGCATCTACAACTTCTGGACTTGGTTCTATATCGTATGTAAGTTCTGCTTCATTAATTTCAACAGTACGAGGACTTGGTACCATAGGATATTTTAGCACGGCAAACTTACAATCGACAATTGTTGGCCTTGGTTCTTTTGGATATTTTAGTTCTTTTGCAGACACTCTGGGTTCTTCCATTATTGGCTTTGGTTCTTTAGGATATATTAGTACACTAGATTTAATGTCTTCTATACAAGGTTTGGGGTCTTCAGCTTATGTTTCAACAAGTTTATTACAGGGATTCATGGGGTCAACGTTTGTCTCTACCATGGCTGGTCTGGGCTCATTAAATTATATGAGTACTCTTTCACTTATATCTTCTTTGCAAGGCCTGGGTTCTTCAGGTTATGTTTCAACAAGTCTATTACAGGGTTTCATGGGGTCGACATTTGTCTCTACAACGGCTGGACTGGGATCATTAAATTATATGAGTACTGCCTCACTTGCATCTACTACACAAGGACTTGGTTCAGTTGGATACTTTAGTACTGCGAATTTATTCTCGACAGTTAGAGGATTGGGATCGATTTTATATGTGAGCACACTAGGTCTAACTTCTTCAATTGTTGGACTTGGTTCTATAAATTATTTATCAGGACCTTATATTTCTATAAGTTCTATGACGGTGGCATCGACCATGACTATGACAGATTTGACAAACTTAGGTAATTCTGCGACTCTATATAATTCAAATTTGACCTTGTATTTTAACAATAATGCGATTTACACACCGATATCTGAGAATTTTATGGTTGCTGTTGGAGGTAGTGCTGGTATATCATACTCGTATGATGGAATTAATTGGAAACCTGCAGCTTCTGCAGGAGGTATACCTGGCCAAGTAGTTGGAATAGCATGGAATGGTTCTTTATGGGTTGCTGTTGGAGGTGACCATAGTGGTACCTCTGCTATAGCCTATTCCCAAGATGGAATTAATTGGTTTTCTGCAACTTCTACAGGTGGTATAGACTCATTAGTAAGTGCAATAGCATGGAATGGTTCTTTATGGGTTGCTGGTGGAGGTTATTTTGATGCCGTTTCTGGTATAGCCTACTCTTATGATGGAATAAATTGGAATGCTGCAAATGGTACAGGTGGTATACAAACATTAGTATATGCAATAGCATGGAATGGTTCTTTATGGGTTGCTGGTGGAGGTAGTGAGTCTTCTGGTGTTGGTATGGCCTATTCCTATGATGGAATTAATTGGTATCCTACAACTGGCACAGGAGATATAGCTGGCCAAGTAGTTGGAATAGCATGGAATGGTTCTTTATGGGTTGCTGGTGGAGGTCTAGTAAATAGCGGTCCTGGTATAGCCTACTCTTATGATGGAATTAATTGGTCTCCTGCATCTTCAACAGGTGGTATACAATCAATAGTAAATGCAATAGCATGGAATGGTTCTTTATGGGTTGCTGGTGGAGGTTATGGTACTGCTGCTATAGCCTATTCTTCTAATGGAATTGATTGGACTGCTGCATCTTCAACAGGTGGTATACTATATGCTGTATATGCAGTCGCATGGAATGGCTCTCTATGGGTTGCTAGTGGAGGTGACGGTGCTACTGCTGCTATAGCTTATTCATATGATGGAAATAATTGGACTGCTGCATCTTCTACAGGGGCTGTAACAGCTCAAGTATTCGGAATAGCATCTCGCCGCGTTCTTCCCAATGTAGGAACGAGCCCAGTTTCCGCCTTTGTCCCCACGCTCCAGTCCACCAATTTAGTGGATATTCAAACAAGGGTAACCACTGCTTCTTTGTACAACCAAGGCGGTTCTCTCTATTTCAATAATGCTGCCATACTTTCACAACCTATTCTAACTTCGAGTATTGTTGGTCTGGCTAGTATAAGTTATCTAAGTTCCTTGATTCCACTGACTTCTAGTGTTAGAGGTATTGGCTCACTGGGTTATATCAGTTCAGTCACATTATTCACATCAACTGTGCAAGGTCTCGGTTCTATGAGATATTTGAGCAGTGTGGCAGACTCACTCATATCAACTGTAGCTGGACTGGGAACTCTCTCCTATGTGAGTACCTCAATGCTACAATCTACGACAGTAGGCCTTGGTTCTTTTGGTTATATCAGCACACTCAGTCTACAATCTACAATCCAGGGTCTTCCTGGATTAGGATATGTTACGAGTGCATATGTTCAGTCAACGTTTACTTCGACCGTAGCAGGTTTAGGCTCAATATATATAAGTTCCCCTTTAACATTCGCATCGAGTGTGGCAGGCCTTGGTTCGGCTGGATATGTGAGTACTTCTGGCCTTGGACCTATTTTTGCTTCAACTATGAGGGGGTTAGGTTCGATAGGATATGTAAGTTCTTTTGATATTGCACAGCTTTCAAGCTTTTCCACTGTTGCTGGACTTGGTACATTAAATTATGTAAGTTCATTTTCTCTCACTTCAACGATTCAAGGACTCGGTAGTCTGTTTTTTATAAGTTCTTCAGGTACTTATGTTTCTACAGTGACTGGATTAGGCTCCCTGAATTACCTGAGTAGTTTTGTGGTACTGAATTTGGCCTCTACAACGGCTGGTCTAGGCTCATTGAGTTATTTGAGCACTGCTGCATTAATTCCTGCATTATTGTCTACAACTGCGGGTATCGGTTCATTGAACTATTTGAGTTCAACTTCTTTGGGACCGACTTTAGCATCTACAGTAAGAGGTCTTGGATCTCAGTCGTATTTGAGTTCATTTGAGACTTTTCCTATAACATCTACTGTAAGAGGGTTGGGTAGTGTAGGATATTTTAGTAGCCCTACATTGAATTCTACAATGGCTGGACTTGGTAGCTTTTATTTGAGTACTTTGCCTGCAGGTGTGCAAAATTTCAATCAAGTAAGTACTATATTCATAGGCTCTAATGCTGGGTCGACGGGTCAAGGCGTATATGGTATTGCGATAGGATACCAGGCAGCTTGTTGTACACAGCAAACGAATGCTATCGCTATAGGAAATTCGGCAGGGTATAGTAATCAAGGTGCAAATTCTATTGCTATAGGTATCAGTACTGCTTCTATAAATCAAAGTAGTTTTGCCGTTGCAATTGGATATTATGCTGGATTTTCTACACAACAGTGTAATGCAATAGCTATTGGATCTCGAGCAGGATATTCGAATCAAGGATGTAACTCAATTGCTATTGGAGCAGAAGCAGGGTATTCGAATCAAGGGTGTAACGCAATTGCTATTGGAGCAGGGGCAGGATATTCGAATCAAGCTAATGATACAATTGCTATAGGGTATCAAGCAGGGTATAATTATTCTAATACTCTAGCTAACTATTTATTGATAGGGTACCAAGCAGGGTATTGGCCTGCTACCGGTACTGCGGGACAAAATGTAGGTATTATGTGCATAGGATATCAAGCAGGATTTTGTAATCAAAAGGTAGGGGTATTCATTGGATATCAAGCAGGAATGTTTGGTACATCAGTGGTCAATCCTAGTGTAGTCATTGGATATCAAGCAGGATATTATCGCCAAGGTGGCAATACCACTGCAATTGGATATCAAGCAGGATTTTGTAATCAAGGACTGGCTGCAGGTGCTTTTGGATATCAAGCAGGTTATGGAAATCAAGGGGGTACTGCTATTGCAATAGGATATCAAGCAGGGTTTTGTAATCAAGTGGCTCTTGCAGTAGCTATAGGTACACAGGCGGGATTTTGTAATCAAGGTAATTCTGCACTAGCTATGGGAGTAAGTACAGGATGGACTTCTCAAGGGGGGTCTGCACAAGCAATTGGACAAGAAGCAGGATATTGTAATCAAGGGACAAATTCAATTGCAATTGGTTATCAAGCAGGTTATACAAATACTGCAAATACTGTTGCTAATGCATCAGTTTCTATAGGTTTCCAAGCAGGATTTAGAAATCAACAAGCTAATGCAATTGCTATAGGTGTTCAAGCAGGTTATTCTACCCAAGGAGCACAAGCAGTTGCTATAGGCTGTAATGCGGGTATGAATAGCCAAGGTACGTATGCAACAGCCATTGGAACTTTAGCAGGTGTATCTTCTCAACAACAGTTTGCCATTGCCATAGGATACTTAGCAGGGGCATCCACACAGGGTTGTAACGCCGTTGCAATCGGCACAACAGCCGGCGCAGCAAATCAAGGACAGTATGCAGTTGCTCTTGGTTACCAAGCAGGTCTCAGTAGTCAAGGGCAGTACGCTATTGCTATAGGGGCAGGGGCTGGTCAGTATCGCCAGGCCTCGTCTATAGCCATAGGTTTCCAAGCAGGTTTTTTTAACCAGTCTTCTCTATCAATTGCGATAGGTACACAAGCAGGATTTTGTAATCAACAAGCTTCCTCAATAGCTATAGGATTCCAAGCAGGTTATTCAAATCAAGCAGAGAATTCAATTGCTATGGGTTACCAAGCAGGATTCTGTAATCAACAATACGCAGCAACGGCTATTGGTTTCCAAGCAGGGTTCTGTAATCAACAAACCTCATCAATAGCCATAGGTTATCAAGCAGGATTCTGTAATCAAGGAGCCTACGCAATTGCAATAGGAAATCAAGCAGGATTTTGCAATCAACCTGCAAATTCGATCATTTTGAACGCCACAGCTTCTTCTCTTAACGTGAGGAATGAAGGTTTATACGTAAATCCTGTTCGCTATCAAGG